CCCCACGTGGCGAGGTTCTCGCCAGTGGTCATTAACTGGATTTTGAGATTGCTATATGTGCTTGACATCTTCTTTCCTTACGTCGGTATCTGAGTCCAGATTACTGTGTTACCACCACTGACCTGCATCTGTGTACCTGCTTAGGTGTCATCAACCACCTGCCAGTTTGGTATTTGCGTATCGGGTATAGCAGACCAATCTGTACTTTGCGAGCTAATAACAACCTGCCAACTTGGGTCCTGTGTGTCATCAATCGTAACCCAAACACCCGCCTGAGAGTCATCTATAGGCACCCAGTCTGGGTCTTGTACTGGAACGATTGGGTTCCAGCTAGGTACTTCTACAGTACCGATAGAGCCATTGGCTGAAACACCAGTTACTGAGTAGCTAGAACGGGTTGTAGTTGTGCCGATGAAGCCGTCGGCTGAAACACCCGTAGGCAGTGCGTTGGCTTTACCTGAAACCGTAGTTGTACCGACGAAGCCGTCGGCTGCTATGCCTGTGACTGAGAAACCAGTTCCTAGTTTAATCTCAATTGTGCCGACGAAGCCGTCGGCTGCTATGCCTGTGACAGGCACGTCGGCTTTAGCTAAGACCTCAGATGTGCCAACGAAGCCTTCGGCTAAGACGTCTGTAACATCTACGTTTGTATTGAACCGCTGGTCGGTTTCCACCCCTGAGAAGGGCACGACTGAGAAGCCTGAGAAACCTAAGAGGGCCGTGTTGTCTACGTTGCCTACGGCCTCACTAACATCACCAATGAAGCCGTCGGTTGCTACGCCTGTTAGGGTAGTGCTGGCTTTACCCGAAACCGTAGATATGCCGATAAACTCATTGGCTGAAACACCCGTAGGCAGGGCGTTAGCTTTAGCTGAGACCGCAGATGTACCGATTAACCCATTGGCTGCTACGCCTGTTACCGGTACGTTAGCTTTAGCTAAGACCGCAGATGTACCGACGAAGCCGTCGGCTGCTACGCCTGTGACAGGCACGTTGGCTTTAGCCAAGACCGCAGATGTGCCAATGAAGCCGTCGGCTGTTACGCCTGTTACTTGGTAGCTGAACCTAAACGCAACCGTGCCGACGAAGCCGTTGGCTGCTATGCCTGTTATGGTAGTGCGGCCTTTAGCCGAGATCGTAGCGGTGCCAACAAAGCCGTTGGATGCTACGCCTGTAACTGAGAAACTAATTCCTAGTTTAAATGTAGGTGTGCCAACGAAGCCTTCGGCTGCTACGCCAGTTAGGGTAGTGCTGGCTTTAGCTGAGACCGTAGATGTGCCGATGAAACCATTGGCTGCTACGCCTGTGGGTAGTGCGTTGGCTTTAGCTAAGACCGCAGATGTGCCAATGAAACCATCGGTTGCTACGCCTGTGATAGGCAAGTTGGCTTTAGCCGAGATCGTAGCGGTGCCAATGAAGCCGTTGGCTACTACGCCTGTGAGTAGTGCGTTAGCTTTAATTGAGATCGTAGATGTACCGACGAAACCTTCGGTTGCTACGCCTGTGACTGAGAAACTAGTTCCCAGTTTAAATGCAGGTGTGCCAATGAAACCATCGGCTGCTATGCCTGTGACAGGCACGTTGGCTTTAGCTAAGACCGTAGATGTGCCAATAAAGCCATTAGCCGAAACGTCTGTGACATCTACGTTTGTGTTGAATCGTTGGTCGGTTTCCACCCCTGAGAAGGGCACGACTGAGAAGCCCGAGAAACCTAAGAGGGCCGTGTTATCTATATTGCCTAAGGTTTCGCTGACATCCCCAATGAAGCCCTCGGCTACAACACCTGTGAGTGGTACGTTGGCTTTAGCAAAGACCGTAGATGTGCCAATGAAGCCGTTGGTTGTTATGCCTGTGAGTAGTGCGTTGGCTTTAGCTGAGACCGTAGATGTGCCAATGAAGCCATTGGCTGCTACGCCAGTTAGGGTAGTGATGCCTTTGGCCGAGATCGTGGCTGTGCCAATGAAGCCTTCGGCTGAAACACCCGTAGGCAGTGCGTTAGCTTTAGCCGAGACCGCAGATGTGCCAATGAAGCCGTTGGCTAAAACACCCGTAGGCAGTGCGTTAGCTTTAGCTGAGACCGCAGACGTGCCAATGAAGCCACCGGCTGCTACGCCAGTTAGGGTAGTGCGGGCTTTAGCTGAGACCGTAGATGTGCCGATAAACCCATTAGCTGCTACGCCAGTTAGGGTAGTGCTTACTTTAGTCGAGATTGTAGCGGTGCCAATGAAACCATTGGCTGCTACGCCAGTTAGGGTAGTGCTAGCTTTAGCTAAGACCGCAGTTGTACCAATAAAGCCGTTAGCTGAAACACCCGTAGGTAGGGCGTTGGCTTTGGCTAGAACTGTTTCGTTACCGATGAACCCGTTGGTTGAGACGCCTGTTAGGGCAGTGCGGGCCTTAGCTGAGACCGTAGATGTGCCGATAAACCCGTTGGCTGAAACGCCTGTTACTCGGTAGCTAAACCTAAACGCAACTGTGCCAACGAAGCCGTTGGCTGCTACGCCTGTGACAGGCACGTTGGCTTTGGCTAGAACTGTTTCGTTACCGATGAACCCAGTAGCTGAAACGCCTGTGACAGGCACGTTGGCTTTGGCTAGAACTGTTTCGTTACCGATGAACCCAGTAGCTGAAACGCCTGTGACAGGCACGTTGGCTTTGGCTAGAACTGTTTCGTTACCGATGAACCCATTGGCTGCTATGCCTGTGACGGATACTCGGGCTTTAGCTAAGACTGCTTCATTACCAACGAACCCATTGGCTGCTACGCCTGTGACTAGGTAACCAAACTTAATCGTAACTGCGCCAATGAAGCCACCGGCTGCTACGCCTGTTAAAGTAGTTCTGGCTTTGGCCGATACCGTAGATGTACCGACGAACCCGTTGGCTGCTACGCCTGTTACTCGGTAGCTGAACCTAAACGCAACTGTGCCAATAAACCCATTGGCTGCTACGCCTGTGGCGGATACGCTTACAGATACATTAGGTAGAGTACTAAACGGTGTAGTAGAGAGGGGAGTAAAGCCAAACATACTATAGCTCCCTCCCTAAGCTGCGGTTAGGTAAATACCATACAGGGTGGTAAATTACCCGTTAGTTGCGCTGCCGATTGCGTTACGCATCGTCATGCCGAGGATAGCCGTAATAGCTATCTGACTTGCTTCTATAGCAGAGGCATCACCAACAAGAAAGCTGGCAATAGCGCCAATGACGCCAAGGGCACCGACGATATAAGTCTTTTTACCTTTAAACTTACCCATAATCATTCTCCCGTTTCTTTAAGCCATGCCGCCACATCAAATGATGGGCAGGCTTTTCTAGTACCGGGCCAGTCGCGGTGACCGCGAATGATAATGCCCGGATAGCGTCCCTTATACGTCCTAATGAGTGTAAGGAGCGACTTCTTTTGTGCATCTGTACGGGTATCTTTAGGTTGTTTCATACCCTTATCCATACCACCAATGTAGCAGATGCCAATGTTGCCTGTGTTTGCGTTGCCTACATGCGCACCTTTTTGGTCATCGCGCAGCGTACGGTGCATAGAGCCATCAACCTCAATAACCCAGTGGTAGCTAGTCTGGCCGAACTTAGCCTTGTCCCACTCTGTAACCTGCTCATGCGTAACATGACGCCCTTCTGGCGTAGCCGCGCAGTGGATCGTGAGATATTTGACAGGACCTAGTTTTGCCATCACTCAGCAGCTTGTGGCTCAACCCAATCTGGGTTCAGCGCCCAATCAGTACCGTCGAAGGTATACTTGTTACCAACCCAATCGTCGGGGGCAGTAATACCTTCGTATATGGTTGCAGTGCTGGCGTTAAGGTCAGCGATTATGAACTCAGCCGGATCGCCAACGACGATGGTGTCCTCATTCAATACAACGACTTCTGTATCATCGAGCAGATACTTAGAGAGGTTAGTAGAATTTTCAACGATGGTTTGCATGGGCTTATCCTTTTACAATAATCTTGCTTGCTGCAACAGCTGTGCCAGCAAACACGGATGGGCTATCCGCCGTCAAGCCTAGCGCTCCGGTAGTTTGTACGAAATAAGACTGTCCCGGTGTGAGGCCAGTCTGCGCATCATCGACAGCGCCCACTACTTGGACAGTAGCCGTTTGGCCGTTCGTATAGGCACCGTTACTGAAGCCGATAAAGTTTTCAGCGGTGAGGTTGGTGCCCTTGACTGTTCCGACGATAGCAGTACCAAAGCTGGAGTTGCCGGCGTCTTGATAAGCTATGACTACTTTTTGAGAAACGCTGTCGTAAGTGGCGGAAATGTATGGGGTAGTTGCGCTCTCAAACACAACCACAGTACCAAAACTGATGCTGGTGCCACTGACTGTTCCGACGATAGCAGTACCAAAGCTGGAATTGCCAACGTCTTGATAAGCGATGACTACTCGTTGACTAAAGCTGTCGTAGGTGGCGGAAATGTATGCGGTACTTGCGCTCTCAAACACAACCGCAGTACCAAAACTGATGCTGGTGCCACTGACTGTTCCGACGATAGCAGTACCGTAGTTGGAGTTGGCTACGTCCCGATAAGCGATGACTACTCTCTGAGCGTTGCTGTCGTAGGTAGCGGAAATGTATGCGGTACTTGCGCTCTCAAACACAGTAGCAGTACCGAAACTGATGCTGGTGCCACTGACTGTTCCGACGATAGCCGTACCAAAGCTGGAGTTGCCAACGTCTTGATAAGCGATAACTACTTTTTGAGAAACGCTGTCGTAGGTAGCGGAAATGTCAAGGGTGGCCGCGCTCTCAAACACAGTCGCAGTACCGAAACTGATGCTGGTGCCACTGACTGTTCCGACGATAGCAGTACCAAAGGCGCTGTTGCCGTTGTCCCGATAAGCGATAACTACTTTTTGAGAAACGCTGTGGTATGTGGCGGAACTGTAGAAAGTGGCCGCGCTCCTAAACACAACCGCAGTACCAAAACTGATGCTGGTGCCACTGACTGTTCCGACGATAGCAGTACCGTAGTTGGAGTTGCCGGAGTCTTGATAAGCAATAACTACTCTCTGAGCGTTGCTGTCGTAAGTGGCGGAAATGTCAATGGTGGCCGCGCTTTCGAACACAACCGCAGTACCAAAACTGATGCTGGTGCCGCTCACCGTACCAACGATAGCAGTACCGTAGTTGGAGTTGGCTACGTCCCGATAAGCTATGACTACTTTTTGAGAAACGCTGTCGTAAGTGGCGGAAATGTATGTGGTATTTGCGCTCTCAAACACAGTCGCAGTACCGAAGGTCGGGCTTGAAAAAACGACTATGCCTGCCACGCTCACTGTTCCGTCAGTATTAACGATAACCGTTGAGCCGTCTGCCAGCGTTCCAGAAGCGACAGCTTGAAACGCGGGGCCGCCTGCTGCACTCGTCCATGCCGTGCCATTGCTAGTAAGGACGTTACCTGCTGTGCCGGGTGAAGTTAACCCAGTGCCGCCATTAGCGGCAGGCAGTGTGCCGTAGCCATCCGAAATAGCCTTACCAGCAGGATAGGTTACAAAGACATCCTTGGTACCTGCGGAGAAGGTAACCTTGGTCGTACCACCTGCACTTGATGCGAGCACCGTATCGCGGGATAGTGTTGTACCCGAAGCCGTGTAAGTGCCGATACCAACTTCCCACTCCGAACCTGCCGTAATAGTATAATACGTAGTATTGCCGTTACCGATAGCCGTGCCAAACGAAACATACCCGATAGGGGCCGTACCACTAAGCGTGATCGTGCCCGTACCAGTTGTCGTAGTTGTGTCCTTGACACGGTCTGCGAGAATAAGTGGCATTACATAGGGTTCCGTAGTTTATATTATGGCTGGCTATCGGCTACGCTACTAATGTTATTAAGCTTGACCAATACGAATAATTGCGTTCGCAGCATCAAATGCTGGGAAAACGATGGTGAAATCGCCTGCCGTCGAAGTCTTATCCGAACCAAAGTCCAGTACACATACCGCAGCGTTCGTCAGCGTGGTGTTCGCGTTCGAGTTAGCAGACGGCGTGGTATTATAAATAAGAGCGCCGCGAGCCGTAACGGTCGCATTGGTGAACGTAAGGTCGGTAAAGTCAGTGAAACCCGTACCATTGGTAGTCGTTGAGTTAGTTGTACCGACACCGGTACGCGTCAGCGTGCCGCCACCAGCCGTGTAGTTTGTGCCGGTCACTTCGTTGGTAGCCGAATAAGCCGTCGTGTTTGCATCAATCGTAGCTGAAGAAGTGTACATGGCTAACTTGAAAGTGTCGCCACCTGTTACACGAAAGTCGTGTACGGCGAGCATAAGTTCAGCTTTGAAACTAGTGCACATTGCTTGGGTAATTGGCATGTTAAGGCCTCCTTATATATCGAGTATGGCGGTTAGCTCTGGATGCCCCGCCTGTTTAAATTTACTTACCAGAGTTACATTATGAGACCGAATTGCTTCGTGCATATAAAACACAATTACTTCCCGTATATTTTCTCGGAAAGCTTCGGCCTGATCGCGGATAGCTGGGTGTGTCTGACTACCTACGTACATGATCTTGTCTAATGCGCGGTCAGCAATTTCTTCAGGCGTAAACCCACGGTTATCCGAGGTCATTACCATAACGTTTCCGATATTACCTGCTGCTAAATCAAACATCTATACTACCTCACTGGGTACCGTACTTGCGGAGTCCGATACATATCTTGACGGTTCTTGCCTTCGCCCAGTTGCTTCAGCATACCCATCGCTTCGTTGTAGCGCTTTTGGTATTCAGCAATAACGTCAGCTTCGCCTTTCATGAACGTATACGCTTCTAATAGCGCGCCGTAAAGTAAAACGCTCTCAAAGTTATCACCTAACCACGTCGAACCTGCAACCGTAATCGACGGCGGGTAGTAGAAATAGTGAAGTTCTGCGCCGTAATTTTGGTCTGGGGTAGGTCCAAGGATGAAGGAGTTCACATCAAAGAAAGCGTAGTGAGTTGGCGGTCCCGTCACATTTGGATTAGGGAAGGACGAACGAATAAAGCTCACATCTTTATTCAGCAGGAACTCGTACGACCCAGTATTTGCGTCAATCAACGCGATTGAAAACGTAGCAAGCCAATCCGAAGGAACAGAAAGATATTTGTTGTTGGCGGTCACGCTGCCGGTGACGTTCTTCCGTAAGTCCAGAAGTTGGACTGAGTTGAAGATGCGCTCTTCGGCGTTAACGATGAAAATATCAATTTGCTCAGTCGAAGTGAGTCCACCCGACCCTACCGTATCCGGAAAGTCGTTTTCGGTGTAACCCTTAATTGCTTCGACGAGTTCAGCGTAATTCATTAGCCAAGCTTCTTGCTGCTGTGTGTACCCTTGGTAGCCGCACCCGTACCGCGAGTCTTCACAGTCTGAGTGTTAGCTACGTTGTTAGGATAGCCTGAGTTGTTCTTCACAATAGGCACCGTTTTTGGTTTATAGTCCATATTATTTACCCCGCGAAGATGACTTCTGATTGGCGATCTTGGCTAGGTTACGGCCCATTGCACCCATCTGTGCGTTGGTCTTGCCGCCCTTGGCCATCTTAGTCAGAGGCTTACCCTTGTGCATTGCGCGCTCGTGCTTGTGCACGGCCTTCGCTGCGGTAGCCTTATCCTGCTTCATGTCTTTCTTATCCATCACTAATTCTCCGTCTCGACTGTTACGGTCCCTATTTGACCAACACCTAATAGCGTATTTGGAAGACCAAATAAACCCAAAGGATTATTTAACCCTACAGGGGCCCAACCCCACTGAATTATGCGGCTACCATCGGTTGGGTTATTGTCCACGTTCAGGCCCGCTTGTCCATAGCTATTGTCTGGGCGTGGGTCGCGCAGCGCTTGTGGGTCATCCACGGGGTACATACCCAACTGAAGCTGGGGCTGATCTGGTTCCCAGCAAGTGGGGCACACGAGAATGTTGATGTTCTTGGTCTTAATGACAAGCCGCTTAAGCTCCTTAAGCTTGTAGCGGAAGTTACAGCGGTCACACTGGGCGATTGCCCACTTACCAGAGGCGAACCGATTAGGCACGTATCACCGGAAATACTGACGAGGTGCGATGCGCAAAGGCGCTTTCTCACGGTCCTCATCAGCAGCCTGCTGCCAGAGTTCTTCATACTGCATCTTCAGCCCCGCAGAACGCTCAAGCGCGCCGGGAACCTTTAGGGATAGGTGATACGCGAGACCAGCCACCAGACAAGGGAGGAACCTAAACGGTATATCTTGCGTAGTAACACCTTCACCAGCATCCTGTAAGCGGCGCAAGCGCCAGTAAACAAATGTATAATAGCTGTTCTGGTCAGGCGCAGGCCACACGTTGATGCTCGGGTACTGGATACCGGAGGGGTTTTGCGCACCAGATTGGCGGTTAATCCACACTTGGATAGGCCGACCCTGCGCGTTCTTATTTGGAATAGTCGAGTATGTGTCGATACTGATACGGTTAATAGTGATATCAGTCTGCTGCTGCCCAGTCTGGGTGCGCACGACATGCTCAAGTAGGTCTATGGTATCTACCGGCAGGTCATAGACGATCTGTCCCTGCACCATGGGGATCGAACCCTGCTCAATGGTCCACAAGTTAATGCCACGGTTAGCCCACTCAATAGTGAGCAGGTTCAAACTGCGGCGTGCAGTGCGTAAGTCATAACCCGTGCGAAGCTCAGCCCCACAACGCTCAAAAGCCTCTTCGACTAGGTCGTTGAGGTTGAGGTTAAATGTGGTGGTGCCAGAGGTAGTCATCGGTACTTAGCTGCCTTCTTTGCTATGGCCTTTGGCTGCTTAACGAACTGTTTGCCCGCCTTAATGCCTGCGCGTTTCGCCTTGCTTGTAGCAGAGTATTCCTGCGAACTCAAAGCCTCACGTGCTTTCTTAGGTAAGTAGCGCTCACCCGTAGCTTTCGGCCCTTGAGTAGACGGCTTGCCTGACTTGGTTCCCCAGTCTTCCTTACCCCATTTGGACAAAGATTTCTGCGCTTCTGTCTTCGGGCCGCTGTAGCTGCCGCCGGACTTCTTGTACCGCTGCGTAGCAAGCTGGGCTTTGCGTGCGGACCATTGACCTGCGTTTCCACCTTTGTCGCCAGCTTTTACACTAGCGACAATGCGTTTCCATTTAGGTTCGTCCGACCGAGCCATGATTAAAACCTCATCATGCTCATATTACGCATGGCTTGCATACGTGGGTCTTCTTGGCCGACCTGCTGAGAATAGGGGTTAGGCGCTGGGGGTTGAGTCATCATTTGCGGCTGCATTGGATCACTGACGGGGCCACCTGAAATCCTAGGTTGCG